GCACATCGACGTTGCCCGGCGGATCGGTCGCCGGCGGCGAGGGACCGCCCTCGCCGACGACGCCAAGCTCGGCGAGACGGGCCGCTTCCTCTGGCGTGAAAGCCGCCGTCTCGCCGGCATAGTAACTGGCAAATTGCGTGTTGAACGTCACCGGCGTTTCGCGTTGTACGCCACCCTCGGCCGTAGCGTCCGGCGTCGGCGCCGGCCCCCCACGTTCCAAATCCTCTTGCGCCGCCGTGCCCGGCTTGCCGGCCGCCAGGTCACGCGACGCCCGTTCCATCTGCACCGATACGCGCGGATCATAGGTCTGCACGATATCGAGATGTTGCGGATCGGGCGGATAGAGGCGCGGCGGAAACTCGAACCCCGCCGCGATCACGCCGGCGCGCGGCGGCACCGGCGGCGTATGTTTTGTGTCCGTCATTGGCAGACTCCTATGCCGGGTCTTTGAGGGTCGGCGCTGCGTTCGCGCCGGTCGCCAGAGCCGGCCTGATGGCAGCGGCCTGCGACCATGTGGGATTGAGGGGTTGCGTCGAGTAAGGCGTCCCAGGCATGCCAGGAACGCCGGCGAAGGCCCAATCCGCCGTAAGCAGGACCGCGAGCGACTGAAGATGCCGCATGTTGCAATCATGCTCGGCGATCACGCGGAAGAGCGACTGATCCCGCTGGAACGCCGAGACCATCGAAACGCCGTCGTTGTACGCCGCCACGTCGGACGCATCGACGACGACGTTGTATGTGTCCGCGATGACGAAATCGGCCATATCGCAGAAATAGATTTCCGAGCCTTTCGTATTGGCGCCGACCACCAAGTTTGTCGGAATCTGCGTCGTCAGCCGGATTGGATACCCCTCCCACACGCCGCGCTCGATCTCGTCTTTCCAGTAGAACCCGCCGACCTGATCGCGCGCCAGGCTGATAAATCGCGCGATCGTCGGATGCATGAACCACGTCGGCCGGATCATCCGCGACAGCCCGTTTTGCAGCGCCAGGATCGCCGCCGTCGCGCCGCCAAGGATCGCGGTCAGCGCGTCACCTGGCGTCGGCGTCGCCGGCATGGTCGTCACGCTGATCTTGTTCGCTGGCAGGCAAAGCGTCCGCATGCCGATCGGCCCCTTGTCGGTTCCGTCGCCGCGCAGGAACGCCAAATCTTCGCGCCTGGCGATCGTCTGCACGAGATCATCGCGGACGATTTCCTCGACGCCGATCGGCGAGCGGCGGATCAGGTCATTCGACACCGGCACCATCGCGGTCAGCTTTTTGGCGACGAAATTCACGTCGTCGAAGCGCTCTTGCGAGATCGCGATGTCGTCAAGCTCGTTCTGGTACGCCGCCGTCGCGCCGCCCGCCAGGCGCGGGATCGTCAGGTTGCCCATCGGCATGCCGACTTCCATCGGGTTCGCCCCGCGAACGACGGTATTCGCGCGAAGCAACTCGATCAGGTCCGCCATGAAATCTTGCGGGATCAGCGCGCCGCCTTCGCCGGTGACGCCGGCATTGAGCGCGCGGGCAACGATATCGTCGCCGAAGCGGTTCGTCACCCACTCGCCGGCCTTTTGCATCGACACATGGTTAAACCGCGCATGCAGCAGCCCGAGCACGTACCGCGCCGCCTTGATGCCGCGCTTGTCCTTCAGGCCGGCATCGGGATCGCGGCGCACGCGCGCCGGCGTCCTGGCGGCGCCACCCTGAACGCGGAAGCCCGCGCTATGAATGCCACGCAATGCCGCTTCCTCCGTGTCATCATCCTCGCCGTCGCCGTTCGCGTCCTGCGCGCCCTCGGCGGCGGCCTGCATCGCAGCGGCGACGCGCTGCAAGCGCTGATCGATCGCGGCGAGCGCGGATGCGAGCTCGTCGAACGTCGTCGATTCCTCATCGGTCAGCGGCGTTTCGTCGTCGCCTTCCTTTTTGACGAATTCACCCATCTTGCCGACGATTTCAGCGCGCCGACGCTTTAGCTCCCGATGCTTTTCGGAAAGTGTGGCCATGACCTATTCCTCTATGTTTGCGTAACGGCGCGGCGTCAGCCGGCGCCAGCTAGTGCCAGTTGGAACGCGCGTCGGCGGCGCGCTCGTGCTCTTGTTAATTCTTCGTTGACGGCATCAGCGCGCGCCCTGATCCCCTCGGGATCGAACGCGGTGATTTCCTCGCCGGTGACCGGCGGCGTATCGGCGGCGATCGCCGTCCCCTCGCCAGGCCCCGGCGCCTCGATCAGCGCCTCAGGGTTCGCCGGCACGGTGACGACAGAAAGCTCGACCAACTCTTGCTGCTCGAAATCGATCCCCGGAAACCAATCATCGGCGCCGCGCGCCTTGTCCGTCGTGTATTCCCACGCGAGCGGGCGGAAGCCGACCGAGGTCGCGGCGATGAAACCGCCGCGCGCCAGGCGAAAGACGGACTCGGCGAACTGCCCGCCTTCCGGCGTATCGGACGGGATAAACTCGACCGAGGCTTTCAGCGCGCCGCCATCGATTTGCAGGTCGAACGCCCGCCCGATCGGCAGGCGCGAGGCGTCGTGGCCCCACAGCACGACCGGGTTGCGCCGGTAATTCGCCAAATCCCAGCCGGCGAGCGCGATCCTGTCCTGCTCGCGATCGACCGAGCCGGTCTAGATCGTGAAGCGCAGCGCGCGCATGTCGCTGGACAGCGCCTCGGCCGGCGCGATGATCTGCTTGCGCAGCCCGATCGCCGCGCGCGTCACGTTGCGGCCCCGGTTGTACGACTTGAACAGCGTCGCGCTAACTAGCTGCATCGCTCGCCCCCGGTTCTGGCTTCGTGGCAGCGGCGGACGGCGCGCTCGCGGTCTCGCTCGGCGCCGGGATCGTCTGCGCCAGGTTGTCGGACGGCACGGCGGTATTCAGCGGGACGCGGTACTCGTCGCCGTGTCCGTCGTCGATCGGGTTCATGTTCTCTTTGGCGCGAACCTCATTACGGTTCAGCCAGCCATTGAGCGTGCCGATCTGGTACGCCTGATACCGCGTCAGCAGATCGCCGCGCGTCATGTCGTCGAAATCAAACTTGCATTCGAGGATGGCCCGCTCGTCGTCGAAAAGCAGATGATGATTAAACAGTTCCTCGATCGACTCGGCGATCGGCTTCAGCGCGCTATCGACGTATTGCTGATTTTGCTGCTCGATATTGTTCAGCGTCGCTTTGTCGAGCTCGCCGAGGCGATGCGGCGGCACGCCATACAGCCGGCAAATGTCCGTCACCTGAAACCGCCGCGTATTGTGCGTCACCAGTCCGTTCGTGACGTGCGTATGCGCGTCCTCAATCTCTAAACCGAAGCTCTCACCCTCGCCCAAATGTTCGACCGACTTCACGCGGTCATAGTGCCAATTCGCTAGGCGGTAGCGGCTGGCGCCGAGATTGGCGAAGCTGGCGAGCCGTGGCGCGCGGCGTGAATGACAGGGACGAAGAACGCTGGCGAGCCGCGCCAACATCGTGCGCCCGGTCACGCATAAGCACCACGTCTCACGCGCGGGCGACAATTGCCCGTTCGGCATCATGCGGACGGCTTCCGGCGAGGCTAGATAAATCCCACTCTGTATGCCGAGCAGTGCAAGTAAGTGCTGACAATCGTCCAAGAGGGCGCGATTGACCGACGACCATGACGCCATCGGCTGTTTCGCGCCGGGATGCGTCACGGTTCCGTCGGCGTCGAGATAGCCGGACAGAAACCATGCCCAGGCGGTAGGACCATCCAAAATGATGTCGCCAGGGACGCGTTTGGTGTGCGCGCGACTGCCCTCTAGCCCGGTACTTTGCCACAAATTGCGCAACAGACTGCCGCCCCGGCCAACCCCGCCTGTATGCATGTCGTAATCATAAGGACGGCTCGCCGACTTGCTGACACGGCCACCGAACTCACCAATGATCGTTGATACGGTCTCGACGACGGATCGGTCGTCAGTGCTAAAGGTGCTCGATCCCTCGCGAATGTAGCCGTTGCCGATCAGGAAACCGAGCATCCATGCAGTACTCGGTTGCACGTCGTGGTGGTCACTGGCGGTATGCCCGAGCGCGACACGCACATAGTTGCCCGCCACAAGATCGCCAGCATTGATCCATAGCGGATCATCGGCGTTCGCTCTGCCGCCAGGCGTGCGTAAGGCTGTCAACCCGAGGCATGGATGGTCGGCCGTACAAGTCAGAACCCGTCCGCGATTGGTCGTGACGCGTACCATCGGCTTCGGCTGCGGTCGCCCTACGTCCACGACGCGACAGATGGCTGGGGCGCCATCCTTCCACGCCATGATCGTGCTGCCCTTGCCGATCTTCTCGACCGGCATCCGGAATCCGTTGTCGAGGGTGATTAGCGTACCCGCCGCGACACATTCCAAGAATTGCGCCTCTTCGTTTGTGATCGCGATCTTGTCGTACTTCATGCCCTCTTCGAGTATCGCGGCCTTGTGCGCGTTCTGGACGCCGGCATGCGTCTCGCGCCACGAATTCGCGATGCGCGCCGAGGCTTCCGCCGACAGCTTGCCGGGATGGCTGATCACGCCGCCGATTTGCCCGCCCTGGCGGAACAAAATGCCGCCGTGTTGCTGCGTCGCGAGCGCCAGGCCGATGACATCCTGCGCGATCGCGATCGGCGAGACGCCGACATATCCGTCCATTGAGATATTCTTTAGGTGGATCATGTCGTCGGGCGGGATCAAAATCCCCTGTCCGATGCGCCGCGAGTTGATGCGATACCAAAGCTCGCCATCATCGGTCAGCATGATCGTCGCGCGATCCGGCGCGATTGGTACGAGCTCGATCGGGTTCGCGTCGCGGTCGCGCTCGACGACGACAAACGAATTGCCGCGCAGGCAGAGCGACGAGATCACATAGGAAATAAACTCGAATCGCGTTTGCCAGCGGTTCGGCCGGCGAAACAGCTTATTGAGCGGATGCTGAAGCTCGCGCCGGTAGCCGCCGCCTGGCAGCACGCGGCGCACGAACGGCTTCAGGACCGCCATGTCTTGCGACACCGAGCGCACGCACGCATACACCGCCGCCGCCTGTAGCGCGGTGAACGGCGTCACCGGCACGCCGGTATTGCTCGCGTAGCCGCCGAGCGCGGCATAGAGCATCGGTTGCGGCCAGCCGAGACCGCCGAGCGTCGAGGTCACGGCGGCGCTGTCTTTGGTCTCTGGCGCGGCAGACGACCCCGCCGCCGGCGAGCCACCCAGCAGCCAGGCGCCCAACCGCTCGCGGAAGG